GCCTTTACGTCCTCAATAGCTTTTTTGTTGCCTTCAACCAGGCCAACAACCAGCTTTTCAAATCCGCCGCCTTCGTTGGCTCCAGTGTCATAAAATTTTCTTGTAAACATTATTAGTGTTTTAATTTTTTAGTAATGATGTTGCGATATATTCCCAATCAATTGCTTTAACAACCGGCTTAGTGTCCTCAACGGGCGGCTTAGTGGTATCCTGCTTGCGCAGATCAATAGTTAATTGAGTTAGTTGTTTCACTTCTAAAAGAAGCGTTTCGATAGTCTCGTCCGTGGCATCTGAATCCCGGCAAAACTTTTCAAGGCGGGAAAGCCTTTTTTGTAAATAATCAGCTTCGCCCTTCATTCCTATTAATGGAGTGAACTGATTAACTCCCCATCCCGAAAGTGCCGATCCCTCGAAAAGTTGCAACTCCAAAAGGTCACGGCTGCGATAATCGTTTTTATCCATTGATTTCATTGTGCGAAACCCAATAGAATGCTCTGTGATTAACCCGCCATCAACCATTTTTAAAAAGTCTTGAGCTGCGTTATTCGTTCCCACTTGAGCAGAATATAACAGGCCATAACCATCTTCCTGCAATGTCAAAATCTTGCCAATCGGCATGCATACATCATGATTGAGTAAATATTTTATCCGTGGTTGTGCTGAGTTTGGCCCCTGTTCGGAAATGGTTTTGGTAAATGCACCAGGTTTAACGGTGTCGCCGTAACTGTCCTCAATATTGAATGAAGAAAAATAACCACTGATAATACCAGCTTTGATACTATCGGCTTTGACTTCGTTATGGAGTGATTTGTACTGGTAAACCGGTTTCATACACAGAGGGGTTAAACTAACGCCGGGTCTGTGTACCGTTTTTAGATACGTAAAAATAATGATTGCTAATTATTGCAGGCAAAATAAATTTTAGGCAACAAAAAACCCAGCATGAAAATGCCGGGCGCTGTAATTATTAAATCCAATTAAACTCTAACTAATCGAAGTAAATGTAATCACTTTTTAATCAAATTACCGGCTAAATCCCGCTGCGCTATATTAAGCAATTGACAACGACAATTGCACACGGATGCTGCTGGCGCTCCCAGTGAGCTATCGCCAGGGTACATCAATTGCGATCCGTTCCGTGGATCTGTAAACGGTTCGTTTTCCGCTACCTGCATCCCGTTTAAATCCCAATGGTCGGCTTTATCATGTTGGCCCTTAATCGGATTACCCCTTACCCGCTTATCCCTTGCCGATAGCCATTCTTTAACCGTTACAAACCCGTATTTCTTGGCGGCTAAATTTGAGGCATAATTAGTAGCCCGGTTTACTTCTGTTCTTGCAATAAGCCTGGCCCGTATCTTGTCCAAATCGGTATCGGCCAAATCCCGCACCATTTCATCGTAGCTTTTGCCAAGTGCAATGCCGTTTGTCAATACAGCCCGCATCCGCTCCATCGTTAGCGCCGTCATTGGAAGGATTACCCGGTTAAGCAGGAAGTCGTTTAAGAAATCGGCAATATCTGCCAGCCAATCAATTGAGAAACCAAACCCGGCTTTCTGTTCCGGGATGGCTTGTAATCTTAAATATTCAGCCTCAGCGCTATTCTGACCAACCTTTTTATAAAGCCTGCGGAAAGCATCTTCCAGTGGTGCCGTTGGTATTTTGTCAATGTAGATTAAAGCGGTGAGCGGCCCATGTTCCCGTACTTGCCTTAATACGGTTTGCTTTTGTTCACGCAATGCCTGATACATTTCCGGGGTGTACATTTTTTCGTACGCAATTTTTTGCCTTTGCAGCTTTATAAAGTAATTGCGTTTATTCACCGTTTTTAATGTTTTCCCTTGCCTCTTTACTTGTCATGGGCGGCATTCCAGCGTTCCATATTTCAGCCTCATATTCAGAAATCTTCTTTGCTAACTCAATTTTTACTTCGTACAAATGGTCTATAATGTGCTTAATCCGTTGGTAACGTTCGATTGCTATTTTATAATCTTCTTCATTCATAAATCTGTGTTTTATGTGTTATTTTTAATAAGTCCCATTATTCGGTATTGCTGACATATCCCCTGCTAACTCAATTGGCACCTGTGAGCTACTAACGTAAGCACTGGCATAAGCCCCGCCTTTGGAATCGTACTTCATGGCCTCACGCTTCTCATCCTGAGTAAGCCAATCCATTTTAGATAGGCTGTCAACCAGCTTCTGATAGTCACCTTGCAATTCCGGCAACATGCTTAAATCAAAATCAATGTAGTAGGTGTTCGGTTTTACATTGAACTTCTTTAAATACCATCCGTTGGCCATCCTGTCACGGTAGCTGCAAAGGTTTGGGTAAATTGTATTGGTCGCAAGATATTTAACGGCATTGTCTACGTTATTAAAAGTCGATGCCTCAGAAGATAGCAGCGGAATCGGGAAGTTGAACACATTTGCAATAAACTCTTTTGAAAGCCTGCGGCTGCTTACCAAATCCATTTCCTTGCTATCCATGCCGTAACTGGTGTAATCCATTGGCACATTAACATACGGCCTTATACTGCTTCCAGGTTCCCGGCTATTCTGCAAATCATCCATTGTTTGCCTCAGCGCATCGGCTTGAGCATTTGCTGCCGCGGCTACATCTACGCTCTTTGGTGTCCACAGTCCCGTAACCCCCGCATGTTCAAACATGAACTTTTGAGCCAATACGTTTTGATTATCAGCATCAACTTCAACCCCGGCGGCCCTCAGTGGTGCCTGACCATATAGATGTTGGCCTGTAATATCAAAGTTTGGGTTATTATATTTCCAGTATAAAACATCTTCCATGTTTAGCGGTATCATAGCCCCGGTGATGTTGTAAGTCATGCGGGCAATGTTATTTAGGGTTGGATCAGGATAAAGTTGAATGTACTGCGTAGGTAGTACATTCATTTCAAGCGGCCTTACCCGGCTTCCACCCATGTTGGCCCATATTGGAGCGGCCCCGGTCAACATCTTGAACATGACCGCAGCAGCCCTAAACTCTGAACCCGATTGAGTGCTATTTGGATTGTTCCATAAATCCATCATGCCATCGTTATCAATTTCCTCAAATGCTTGCTCTTTTAGCTGCATCATCTTTCGCAGGTATTCCGGGCTGTCACTAAATCCCTGTGTCATATCCCGATAGGTCCTTGCTTTTTGTGTATTCTTAACCCGGTATAATATCCAAGGTATTGAGCTAAATTTTTCTGAAGTGGTTGTTATTATGGAATAAACGGTACTATTTAGATTAAAGCCGCTATCAATGTACTTTTTGACATCCTGGAATATCGGAGCGGATATGAATGAGTTGCTGAATGAGTTATAAACAAAACCCAGCGGAACTTTTACCGGTTGTGCGGCTTTTAGCTCTAAGGTTGTAATATGTTGTTTGAGACTTTCGACCTCGGCGGATAGCTTTGAACCGGGAAACAACCTTTGAATTAAGCCCATTTCGTGAATATTTCTAACAAATATAAATTTTACAAACGAATAAAGGTTATTTGTGGTTGAACGACAAAATACATACGCATAAGTAACATATCAAGATAATCGGGAGATCGCCCTAATAGCTCTTTCATTTTATCTTTTTTTATGATTCGCTTTCGGGTATCGTCTGCATCCACCCTGTCACGTTTTAAAACACCTATTTCTTCAATTATCTTTTGCTTTTGTTCCTGTGTACAATGCACTTTAATTTCCCGCTTATTAATAACCTCTGCCAATTTAAAACCACATTCGCTTTTTAGATTGATATACTCATTGTCAACCGCAGCGGCCCCGCCGTGGAATGTTTTTATGTTTTCAAGATAGCTTTCCAAGTATGCACCCAGCCCGTCACTATCTGCAACCGTTTTAGAGTGTGGAACCAGCCGCCGAACCATTAAACCTTTTAAATCTTGTTCAATCTCTTTACCCGTTGATTTGCCTTTATCAATATCAACGCTGCAAATCATACCCCGCCAACTACCTGCTATAAACTTGTCACGGCCCTGCATGGCAAGATCTGCGCTGATAAAAGTATCTTCCCCCGGTAAAACATGGTCATTTGTAAACATATCCAATATTGCATCATAGTCACATAATACAGCCGGGTCATCGTCATATTCCCAGTTTCCGTACAGCAATCGCTCCTTACTGGATTGATCTAACCGTAGCAGATTTTCCCGGTAATGCTTAGAAATAAACGGGTTATCATTTAGTAACGACTGAATAAATTTTTTATTTTCCGGCAACTCCCTTGCTTTTGATGGCCCGTAGAAATTTGAATAAACCCAGTTTTTTGCGGGGTTGCAGGTGCCCAATTGTTTAGGTATAAGCCCGTTTTCATCTAATCGGTAACGAAGCCGGGATTGTAAAATATCCCATGCTTTTTTTACGACCTGGTTGCACTCATCAACAAATGACCATGTAATTTCCAAGGATCCAAGCTCATCAAAGTTTGGGTCGGACGGATAAAGCCCTAAATCTTTAAGCATTATTTCACTGCCATTGTAAAACTTAAAAATATTGGATTGTGAGTTGAATTTATAATGATGCGTTTTAATCCCTTGTTGCTGAAATACCCAAAAAAGGGAATTTAACGTAGTTTCTTTCAGGGTTTTAAGTGTCTCCCGGCCAATTACTCCACGAATGCCAGGGTACTTTAAAGACATCTTTAATCCCCAATAGCAGCCAAGAACTGACTTAGCACCGCCAGCGCCTCCGCCAAAAATCAATTCATTAGTCGTATTATCTTCCAGTATATCAAGCGCCAGGGTTTGCTTCTTGGTCAGTTTCATACGTTTTTGTTTCAACCCATGTTAAAGAAAGGTCACCGGTAATTACCGACTTAACGGGGGAATAATCACCATCCATTTTTGATAGCTCTGCCATTGCCTTCATCCTGTCGGAATGGTCGGGCTCTGCCGGGTATTCCATAATCTTGCCCGCTATAACAAACGGCTTCTTTATTTTGATCTGACCTTTTGC